CTACTGAAACTGTAGCACCTAGTATAAACACTAGACTACATAAGAAAAAAGACTGGGTTTTCTTTGGTAAAGATAACTTATTCCCTCAGTATTTAATTGATTTAGCAGATAATTGTGCTATTCATAATGCTTTATTAGAAACTAAACATAAATTCATTCAAGGTCAAGGGTTTATATTTGATGGAAATAGAAACCAAGTTAAGAAAGCTGAGGCTTTTGTAGAGTCTTTAGGTAAAGATTTTTTAAAGAAAACGGCTGTAGATTGTGCTTATTTTGATGGTTTTTATTGGCAAAGTATATTCGAGAGAGGCGGAAATGTAGCGAAATTAAAACATATAGACTTTTCTTATATTCGTTCGGGTAAAATGGATAATATGGGAGAAGTAAACGAGTTCTTTTTCTCTCCTGATTGGGAGTACGCTACTACTAAAGTAAACTACAAACCAGAGGAGGAAATATACAGACCTAAACCTATAGCAATATGGGGTACAAACGATATCGAATTAAAACGAAAAAGAGGAGAATTAATACAAGGTAAATTTTATAAACCTGGTAAATTATTCTACGCTGAGCCTAGTTATATAGGATCGCTAAATTATATAGAAATATCGGCACAAATAGCAGAACTACACAAGAATAATATAGATAATGGCATGGTAGGTTCTATGCATATTCATTTATTCGAGGATTTAAGCGATGCAGGTAAACGTAAAAAAGTAGAGAAAGCAATTAACGATAAATTCGTAGGGAGTGAAAACGCGGGTAAGGTAGTTGTAACATGGTCTACTAATCCCGATATGAAAACTCAAGTAGATGCTATTCCTGTTAATGACTCTCACGATATGTACGCTCATTTAAGTGGTAAAATAAACGAGGAGATAGTAGCTGCTCATAGAGTACCTTTAGCTTTAGCGGGTGTTAAGGTTGCTACAGGTTTACAATCCGATCAAAGTATTAATAGAGTATCTATGGAGTATTTTCAAAATACTGTTATTAAACCTTTTCAAATGCTTATTTGTGATAAATTACAAGATGTATTAAAGTTTAACGGTATAGATGTAGAATGTAGTATTAAACCTTCTCAACCTATTGATTTATTAGCTAGTGATGAGTTAATGCTTCAAACAATGACTAAAAACGAAATAAGAACTAAAGTATTAGGACTTGATGAGTTAGATGGTATGGATAACGTGCAAGATAACGTACAAAAAGAAGAGTAATGGCATTAGATTTAGGTATATTTTTAGAGGGTGCGGAAAGTACTAATAAGGTTAAGGTATCCGATAACGATACTCAACCAGATTATTTGATTAATAAATTTACTTCTAGTGATGCATCGGTAACTATAACGGAGACTAATGACGGAGGAGTAGAAACTATTGATTTAACAGTCGGAGGAAGTAGTGATACGAATATAGCTAATACTGACTTAACTTCGGACGGTAATAGGACTTACGACTTAAACGGTAATACTCAAACTTTTAGTAATGGAAAAGTAATATTCTCATCAACTGATAACGGTATTTTAATAAACCGTGTCACAACGGCACAAATGAACGCTATATCATCTCCATCAACCAACGAATTAGTTTTTAATACGGACTTAGAAGGTCTTTATCGTTATGATGGTTCTAATTGGGTGGCTTTGAGTGCTGGTTATGGTGTATTTGAATTATTTTCAGAGGGAGGAAGTGGAATACCAACTTACTTTGCTACATTTGAAAGTGCATTAAATGAAACTAAAGTAGGAGATTTGCATCACACGATAAAGTTTTATGATAACTACGAAGCTACAAGTCAAATTGATATAACTGCTACGAATGGTTATGATTTTAAGAGTTTAACGATTGATTTAAACGGTTTTAAGTTGTATAACCACCAAGCCAATGGAGATGACTTGTTGACTTTTAATTTTGAAAATAACAGCGCAGAAAAACAAGAATTAGTTATTATTAATGGGTATCTTGAAAGATTAAACGCTACGGCAAATGCCTACACTTTATACGGATATGCTACTTTTTATGGTGCTATTAAAATGTCAAATGTAACTGTGTATAATGATACTTATAATGCTGGTTATTTATATATTTCCTCTCCTAGTAACGAATACGGATTGTTTAATGATTTAGGAGGAAGTAAGTTTATTTGTGGTGGTAATAATAATGGTATTTGGTTAAGTGGAAATTACAAGAATTTTACTGGAATATCTTTAGGAAATAGTAACGGTGTATATATACTTACTGGAAATATTACAAACTTCTATGGCGAAAGCAAAGGAAGCGGTCATGGTGTATTTATTAGTGGTGCGACAATAGCAAGTCATTTTACAGGAATCTCTAATAGCGGTATAGGTTTAATGTTAGATAATGATAATCATTCAAGACAATGCAGTCATTTTGTAGCTAGAAGTCAGAGTAATTACGCTATTAACGCTAGTTATAATAATGATAAATTAAGTCATTTTGACGCTTATTCTGCGTCAGGTATTTATGCGGCGGGTTTTAACAATTCAGTCAAATGTTCTTTTGGCGAAATAGTAGCAGGTAGTGGAATTGGAGCTTTTGTTCTTGGAAGTGAGTTAAGTAACTGTAATATAACTTCCTTGTCAGGGAATTACGCTTTAATAGTAAGAGAAAATAATAAATTTACTAATTGCACATTTACAGCTGAATCTGGAATGGGTGCTGATATTATTAATTTTGGGGGTGTTAATAACTCCAAGTTCAGTAACTGTTCTTTTATTTCCGATTACAATAACGCATTAGGTCACGCTTTAGACGTTGATAGTTTAGGAGGAGCTAGTGTTTATCTTATGAATTGCACTTTTTCAGTAGTTAACGCATCGGCTAACGCTATTTATTCGGGTACAGCACAAACAGTTAACGCTGATAATTGTAGTCATAACCAAGTAGCTACAACGCCAGTAAACGCAAATGTAACAGTAAACTCAACGGGAGGTATATAAAATAATAAATTATGAGTATAGCAGAAACGAAGCTGATAACGGAACAGGAAGTAAAAAACTGGACTGATATACCTAATAACGTACAAACGTCTAATGTATCATGGAATATAACTATATCTCAGGATTTATATATTAGAGGTGCTTTAGGCGAGGATTTGTATAGTGAGTTATTAGATCAGGTAGAAAACGATACTTTAACAGCTTTAAATACTACTCTATTAAATGGAGATGATAGATTGTTTAGAGGACTTAAACCTGCTTTAGCTTGGTGGGTTGCTTATGAGATTTATCCTTACTTACATTCTAAAATTAGCCCTAGTGGTATTCAATCTAAATCTACAGAGGACGCAGTAGCGATAGATTCACGTTCTTTAGAGATTCGTAGAAACATGGCTAAAAAGAAAGCTGAGTATTATTTAGATCAATTAATAAAATATTTATGCGACAAAGATACCGACTATCCATTATTTAGAGATAATTCTTTACATAATACAGATTTATTATACGATGGATATGGGCAAAGTGGTATTATATTAGACGATGAGGATAATTGGGACGAGTGGAAAAGAAGTAAAGGAATAACTAGAGAAGATTTAGAGGGATAATATGGCATTTGAAATTACAAACAGCGGGGGGCTTTTTAAAATTAAAAACACTTCAGACGGTAGTATTAAAGCTATCTCAAAAGATGACGTGAGATTCAAGTTAGACGATAAATTAACTATATTAAAGGGTGCTAAATATCCTGTTTTAGTTATTAAAAGCTCTAATGAAGTTACTACTCCAGACTCTAAAAGTTTAAACGATTTACTAACTAAATTAAATAACTTAACATAATGGCGACTATAACAGTAGAAGGGGGGCAACTAAAGATAGTATATGGTAACTATATAGATACTATCCCTTTAGATGATGTAATAATGGAATCAAAAGGAGTTGATTCTGTACTATTTAAACAATGTACCGCGCCAGTAGTAGAGTTAGAAAGGAGTAATATTACTATCCCTACTTCTACGAGTGTAGAGGATTTAATAAATAAAATAGGTGTACTTGTAGACGTTAATGATAGTGGTATAACTAACTTAACTTTTGTGTCTTCTAAAAGCGATTTACCTTCTTCTGTAGGGGGTGTTATAACTCTACTATCTGAGCATACTTATTATTTCACTACTGAGGTGGATTTAGAGGGAGATAGACTTGTAGGTAGTCAAGATACCGTAATACTTGGTTCATCTTCAGAAAACGCATCTATAACTTCAACTGGTTTAGGGGTTGGAGTGGCTTTGTTTACTACTGAATGGACAACGCCAATAAGACATATAACATTTAGAGACGTTGATACTTGTTTAGATATTAACGGAGTGACTAATGCTCCGGTAGCTTTAGATTGGACTGGTGTTAATTTTTTAAATATTCCTAACGTTGGTACTATTTCAACTTGTGACAACTGGATATATTCAAAAGGAGCTTTTTTAAGTTCTACAAATTTAATCTTTACGGGTTCTGTTGGTACTATTGGAGTGGATAATTCAATTTTTGTTGGAACTGGAGCAGCGAATCCAATTATTGATATATCTTCAACGGCAACAGTAACAAGGCGATTTAGAATAATTTATTCGGCTTTTGTTGTATTTGGTTCTACTATTGGAATTAATGTTGATACAGCCGCTACAATACCAACAGAGGGGTATATATTAGACACTGTTAATTTTAGCGGTGGTGGTACTTATATAAGCGGAGTTTTAACAGATTCAAACAAAGCTTTATTTATTAAATGTGTAGGTGTTTCGAATACTTCTGTAAACGGTCAAATGTATATGCAAGACAATCTAACAACGACCGCAATAGCAGATACAACTAACTTTACTAAAATATTAGGAACTACAACAGCATCAGTAGACAATTCAAAATACTCTCATTCTAACAATAGATTAACTTGTAGTGCTGATATTGAAAGAAAGTATTTGATTCAAGCAAACCTATCTTTTAAGATTAACGACATTACGGCTGCGTTATTAAATGAAGGTTTTGAAAGTGGTAATTTTACAGCTAACTCTTGGACAGTAGTAAATGATACTACTAATGAATGGGTAGTAGGTACGGCAGACGCTGAAACGGGGACTTATTCCGCTTATGTTTCAGATGATGGAGGAACGAGTGCAGAGTATAACAATTCGACTTCTCAAGTGTCGCATTTTTACAAAGACATTACTTTTGGAAGTAGTTCAACAAACATTACACTTTCTTTTGATTGGAAGTGTGGTGGAGAAGACGGGTCAGGTAGAACTAGTTGGGACTATGGAGCAGTAGTAATTACAGATACTACTGATACAGTAACCGCAGGCAGTGAAGTATTAACGGCTGAGGCTTCTGTTGGAGGTAATGGAAGAATAGGAGCTACTACAAACAATAATAAGTTCAATTTAGACTATGGAACGAATCCAGAAACAGATTGGAATAACGAAAGTATTGACTTAACTGCTTATGCAGGTGAAACAAAGAGATTAGTATTCACTTGGAGAAATGACAGTTCATCTGGTGTCAATCCTGGTATATTGATTGACAATATAATGATCCAAGAAACAGATCCAAACACAGGACAAGATACTTGCCAGTTTGGTTTTTATGATTCTAAACTTGGAGCTGTTAGAGAACCTAGTAAAATTAAATCAACTACGAGTGCTTTTGGTAATTCTCAAAATATTAGTACAAATTGCGTTGTATCTCACGGTAACGGAGATTACATCGAAATGCACGTTAAAAACACAAGTAACGCTAATGATATAGTAGTAACAGATTTAAACGTATTAATAACAGAGATTGATTAATGACTCTAATACTGATGACATTACAGTTGAATTTTTAAACTTTATTTGTAAATCCTTATACTAATGACAATAACACAAAATAATACTAATGACTTGATATTTTACGTTAGTAGTTCATTAGCTAATCCGTATTATCTTGTAAGAATGGTAAATCAAACTACAAATAAAGAGTTTGCTTATATTGTTACCGATTTAGCTAGTTGTTCTTTTGTAGTGGCTCAAATGACAGAACCAGGTGTAGCGGGTGTAGATGATCCTGTAAATGGAACTATTAAACTAGACTCCGGCTATTATTACTTTTATCTATACGATCAATCATCATCAACTAATCTAGACTACACTCTATCGAATGAATTATTATTAACCGAGTCTTGCTACGTATTTAGTGATGAGGACTTAAATAGAG